GTTCATATCCCCTGACATCCTTCGATACCACACGTCGTACTTGATGCCCCGCGTCGTACGCACCTTGTTGCACTTTTGCAGGTCCAACAGACGCTTAAACGCTGGGTCGGGGTTCGCACTGGTATAGACCAGATGCTCCCCTCGCTGAAGGACCTCAGTGACATGAGCGTCAAACCGGGTCCCATCAATTACGATGCCAGCCGGGCTGGCAAAGGAGTCCCATTTCTGACGAAACAGTTGTCCCTTAGCCAGTTGATTCAAACCCTTGGCGATCTGTCGACCGGGTGGCAAGCCGTTTGTGCGGTTGCCACGGGCGTGATAGATCAGCCGCTCGATAGGCTTGAGGTAGGTCCCGAACTCAGCTGAGTATACGGGATCCCTGAACTGGATTGCTCGCGGATCGGGGTTCGGCTTATCATCTCCGAACTTGAGCTTGTCTAGCTTGATGAACATTTTGACTCTCGCATCCTCCGGCTCAACGCCGTAGCTCTGGCACTTGGTGACCGCCTGTTCATATCTGGTCCTTTTGGCACCGGAATAATGGTCTAGAAACTCGGCGTAGGTGATTGGGGGTACCAAACCTAAAGATCTGCCGAACCTCTTGCAGGCGTCGATATAATATGGATGGGCGGATTTGTCCGCCTCCATCTTGGTGTCAAAGATGACTCGATTGTGGATCGAGATGAGCTGGTTGTGCAAGCAGTCATGGTGGGCGTATATCTTGGAATTGTCGAACTCAAGGGGCAATGCAATATGCCCGATACGCCTACCGTGTTGGCCGCCCTCATCAGCCGGTATGTATTTGATTTTGTTTGGGAGCGAAGGTTCCTTTAAGACCTTACCCAAGCTGCAAATACACTTCCGGCTAACGGGGCAGCCCTAGTGCTTTGGGAGGGCCCTCGCACGGGTGAACAACCGGATAAGGGGATTGCCCCTTTTCGGTATCACACCCTGCGAGAGTCCGTGGAGTCGGTGCGTGTTGGTATACGCGCCATCCACGGTTGTGAAGCCCTCACTCCGCCACCCCCGGATGAGGGCGTCCTCCGCTGGACTGAACTCCTGCAGCATGAGGATGGAACGAACCACCATAGAGTAGCGCCACTCTGGGGTCTGGTCCTTTCTGTTTTGCTGCAGCCATTGGACTACCTTGGCCTTGATCTCCTTCTGGTGAACCACCGATCTTCCCTGAAACATGCTGATGTTACATACATATTCCATGAGTTCGACGGGGAGACCCGATTTAAGGGCGTAGTCGGCAAAGGCCGTCTGGAACGGATCATGCAAGGGTATAGTGTCGTTCCTTGGGAGGGCGACTCTTGCCATTTCCGAAATATCGTCAGGGTGGAGGTAGGGCACGATTTGCGTTGCCCCGCCTCTGACCGCTACCTTGTCAGCGACCTCATCACGCTTAAGTCTACGACCTCCTAGGAGGGAGGCTAGCGTGTGGGCGCTTGGGGAATGGTGGACGATGTATTCCAGAGGAAGTGAGAGTGTGCGAGCGAGGATGTCGGACGGCGTTATCGCCGGAGGTCGGCGGTGGGCAACCTTCCAAGGGACATCGGTACTATGCGGGCTGTACTCTAGTGGAGGACTGTATGGCTCGCCCCCTACTGAACTATCGGGGGTGGAGCTTCCGGGGGTTTGCACCCTCATTGACCCGGAGATTGTGGAGTCCCAAGAGGGCACTGAGGACCCCTCTGGTGAGGAGGGGGTGGACGGTGGGAGCGGTGAGGGCCTCGGTGTGGCGAGGTCTCCTACCGTCACAGGGACCAATGGCAATCCGTATTCGTCGAAGACGCCGCTATCGATGTCAGGGGGGCTAGAAAAATTAAAGCTCTCGCCGGTCGGCGGAAGTTCTAACCCTCTAAGGCCTGTAAATGGCGTATAGCGCGACCGATCGAATATGTATCGGAGTACGTTGGCACCGCTACGGGTGTGGAACCTCTGCGTTCGACAGCAAGAGGTTGTCGATAGCCCGAGCGGGGTGAGGTAGAGTCTGAGGACTGCCTCGGGGTGGGCAGACGTGGTTAGTGTCTGCCTCCGGCGTCGTAGATCTTTTCGCTTTCTACCGGTCATGGGATGCGAGGGGCGACGTCGG